GAACCCCTAGATTTTATGGGGCTGTGGGCATTGATAGGATTCCACCAATCGTTGACCACTATCTAATGGGTATTAGAATAGGTGGAAGAGCAAACTTACAAATCAAGAGGTCTTAAAAATGGGCTACGGCTACGACTATCCAGCAGCGATCATTATTACAGATACAAATGCCCATACTGGCAGATTTGGTAAGGTGCATTGTCTAACGGATGCAGAAGCAACTTTTGTTGCTGAAAACATCACAGAAAATGGTTCATCAACTATCAACGGCATCACAATGAAAGCTTCATCTGAAGTTTGTGGAGTCATAACAAGTATTACTCTTGCAAGTGGTCAGGTTATAGCTTATTCATTATGAGTCTTGCTAAAGCACTAAAAAAGGCTGCTAGTGCTTCACTTAAGAAGCTTGGTGGTGATGTAACTATCAGAAAAGTAACAGCAGGGGCATATAACACCACTACTGGAGCTATAACAGAATCTACATCTGATACAACCATTAAAGGTGCTTTAAGTAATGTTTCGAGAAATCAAGTAAATAATTTAATTGAGTCACAGGATAAGTTGCTTACTATATCTGCTGGTGATCTTACCTTTGTTCCTACAACAAAAGATAGAGTTGTTATAAGTAGTGTTGAATTTAAAATTATTCAAGTAATTACAAATGAGCAAAATAATACACCAGTAAGTTTCGATCTTATCTTGAGGTAACTATGACTAGACAAATAAAATTAGATCAAATACCCGATGTAATGGAAGAAGCTGTTAAAGATCTTGTTCGTGCAACTACTTTAGAATGGACAGCTAGAGTAAAAAAGGCAACACCAGTATTTAGGCCAAGAGCAAATGAGAAAGGTGTAGGAGGCTCTCTTAGAAATGCGTGGCAAACAAAAATAGGCCCTACAAAAGGGATAATTTCAAATAATTTACCTTATGCAGAGCCAGTATGTTATGGCGAAAATCTACCCCCTTCTTGGAAAAATCGATATAGAACAAGACAGCAAACAGTTAAAGGTTTTCCAGAGTTGATTGCAAAAGAATTACAACTATGGGCTAGTGACGAATACGACAGAATCAAAAGGAGGATATAATGGCTGCAACTGATTTAAATACAGTACGATCAACTATTGAAGGAAGATTGGCAACAGAGTTAGCAAGTAGCCCTGTTATTCCTGTTGTATTTAATAATATGTCTTTTGATTCAACAACAGAAGATACTTTTGTTCAATGCCAAACAAGTTTTGGTTCTGGTGGTTACGTAACTATGGGCGGTTCTGCAAATTCTACAAATAGTGTTGTTGGTTTACTGCTGTTAAATATATTTACAGAAGAAGGAATTGGTGCCGGTGCTAATTATGTTATTGGCAAAAGGTTGCGAGACCTTTACAATAATATTACAGTTTCAAATGTTATTTTTGATTCACCTATTGGACCAGAAGTTTTAACATCTAGCCCAGAAGGTAAATTTCAAACACAAATAAGAATTACATTTGAAATATATGAGGATCTTTAATTATGCCAAAGCTTGAAATTACTGAAGAAATGCTTGATGCGATAGAAGCTGTTAAGGGACGCCGTGACCCTGCATATTGGGATGGGCGTTGTAGAAGATATATGGAAAAGCAAGAAAATACTAAAAAAGATGTAAAAAACTCTGAAAAGAGTTAAACTGTTTATTAATAATTCTTTTTTTTGTTATGGCTGCGATTAAGGGTGATGTCGGTAAAATTATGTTTGAAAATGCCGGCGGTACTGAAGCTGACATTTCTGGCCTTAGAAGTTGGTCTTTATCTATTACTAAAGACACAATGGAAACAACAGTTCAAGGTGATACCTCAAAAACATTTATCGGCGGTTTGATTTCTGGTGAAGGTTCAGCCGAACTTATTTACGACCCTTCTGGTAACTCAGATTATCAAGCTTTTATTGATGATGTTTTAGTTACAGGGGATGCAGGAGATGCTCTCATTGAACTGTTTCCTGATTCAAATACTTCAGCTAAAAAAATCAGTTGCGCAATTATTATTACTAATGCAGAATATGGTGCGACACTTGGCGAAGTTCAGATTATAAATATTACCTTTATTACTAATGGTGCTATTACTTCAGCTATATAGTACATTAAAATAAGGTATTACATTTTTTATGACAACAAAAAGAACAGTTGACATCATTACTGAAGCTTTTAGTGATGTTATGTCTAACAGACGTAAATATGAATTAGAATTACCAAACGGTAAAAAAATTGATATATATTTTCCACCAGTCACTAGATATGACAGGCAAAGGGCTCAATCATCTGCTGGTACAGAAGATGCTTTGATGATTTCAACACAACTTCTTTGTCAATTAGCACAAAAAGAAGATGGTTCAAAAGCTTTTTCTTTAGCCGATGCGCCAGATTTACAAAGAATGTTGCCCGAAAAAATTCTAAATGATCTTGAGTTATTTTTATTTGAAATTAAATTAGATGTCGATACAGCAAAAAAAGGTTAAGGAGAAATAACTGGCTTTATTTTGAGTTGTTTCTCGCTACTGAATTAGGAAAAACTCTAACAGAACTTAGAAAAAACATGACAGAAGAAGAATTTATTTATTGGGCAGCGTATTACGATTTAAAACATCAAAAAGAAGAAAAAATTCGTCAAAGAGCAAAAAACAGGTAATATATAAGAAATAGATTTACATAAAATTAAGTGGCTGAAACTAATGTTACCTTAAGAGTTGAAGCAAGAAATGCAATATCTTCTTTAAATAAAACTTCTCAAGCGACTAAAACATTATCAAAAAATGCAAACGGTGCAACTAAATCTTTAACTGCTACATCTACTGCAGCAAAAGGTTTGGGTGCTTCATTAGCTGCTTCTCTTGGACCTTTACTTACTGTTGGTGCTGCTTTTGCTACTGTAGGCAATGCGATTGGAACTTTTACAGCAAGAGAAAGAGATGTTGAAATTCTTAGACAAGGTTTAGTAAATTTAGGGGCAGGAACTGTTGCTTTAAATGAATTGCAAGAAGCAGCAAACAAATTAGGGAATCAGACTTTATTTAATCAAGAAGAATTTACAAGGGGTTTTAACTTATTAACAAGTTTCAGAAAAATTGGTGTTAATTCATACAAAAGAGTAGCTCAAGCTGCAGCCGATATTGCTCAGGTTAACCAAGTGGATGTAAGTACATCATTTATGCAATTAGCCAAAGCATTGCAAGATCCGGAAAGAAATTTATCAAACTTAAATAGATCAGGTATTGCATTTACACAAACACAACAGGATGTAATAAAAGAATTAATGAAAACCAACAAAACTGCGGAAGCGCACTCAATGATTTTGCAAATCGTGGAAGAAAGTTATAATGGCCTTTCACAAGCTGCTTCTGAAGGTTTTGCAGGAAATGTAGATTCTTTGGGAGAAGCATTTAGAGATTTTTCAGAAACGCTAGGTAAACAATTAGAACCTGCTTTAATCGCAGCTACAAAAGGATTAACAGAATTAATAACGGCTACTAATAATTTTATTCAATCTCCTATTGGAAAAACTGCTTTAATCTTTACTGGAATAGCTTTAGCTGCTAAAGCAATACCTGTTTTATTAGCTGCCGTTAGTGCTGGTTTATTAAAAGTAGCTTATGCCGGTGGTTTAGCTACTATTGCTTTAAATGCAATTCCATTTGTTGCTATTGCAACAGGAATTGGAGCTATAGTTACACAATTAATAAAACAAAAAGATGAACAAGATAAAGTTACTCAAGCAATTAAAAATGGTGAAAAAGCTCAATTAGAAGCCTTAGAAGCTGATCTTGGAATAAAAATGGCAAAAGAAATTGCTATTCTCAATCGTAGTAATGATCGGAGAACTGTAGAAGCAGCGAAAAGAAGGCTTGCAATTTTACGGGACGAAATGAAGCCTATTAAAGAAAGATTAGACATTGTTATTCAAGAAAATGCGGCAGAGGAAAAGAAAAATAAAACAATAAAAGAAAATAAAGATATACAAGAGGAAATAAATAAACTAATAAATGATAATTTAAAAAAAGCTATTGCTTATGAACAGGCAGAAATGGATTCTGTTAAAGCTAAAGGTAAATTGATAGATCGACTAAGTAATCAGAGAGCTTTAGCACAAGCTGCTCTTGACGGAAATTTAGAAGAAGTACAAACACAACAAGAAATAAATGCTCTTGTTGCAATTCATGGTGAAGGTGCGAGGGATATAATTACAGCTTATATTGAAGGCACAAATGCACTTAAAAAACAAAAAGAAGAAGCTGACGAATTAAAAGATATATTTGAAGAAATAGGAAGCAGTATTGCAACAGGTGTTTCTGATGCTTTAACTGATGCGGCAATGGGAGCAAAAACATTAGGTGAAGCCGCTGTAGGTGTTTTACAAAGTATTGGTCGACAACTTATGCAACTTGGAATAAATACTTTACTGTTTAATATGTTTGGTGGCGCTACTGGTATTTTTAAAAATCTTCCAACCTTTGCTGCTGGTGGGATGCCGCCTGTAGGTAAACCTTCAATCGTAGGCGAAAAAGGTCCAGAAATTTTTGTACCATCCTCTGCTGGTAAAATTATTCCAAATAATCAGTTGGGAGGAGGAACAGTTAATAATATTAATGTTTCTGTAGATGCTTCTGGATCTTCTGTAGAAGGAGATGCAGGTCAAGCAGAGCAGTTAGGACAGGCTATATCACAGGCTATACAAGCAGAATTGATGCAGCAAAAAAGACCTGGAGGGTTACTATATAGTTAATGGCTAACTTACCTAACACAGCAGCAGGTACAGCTTTCGTACCAAAGTATAACTTTAAAAAGTCAAACGCACCAAAGACTCGTATTGTTTCTTTTGGTGATGGATATGAACATCGAGTTTCTTTTGGCCTTAATCAAAATGCAAAAACATTTAATTTAACTTTTGAAGTAAGCGAAGCTGATGCGGATACACTAACCAACTTTTTAGACGAAAGGGCCGTTGATGGTGCAAATTTTACTTATACAGTTCCAAGTGAAAGTGCTATGAACTTTGTGGTGGAAGGTGGTTACAACAAAAGCGTACCTTATTTGAATAGAGCAAGAGTGCAGGTTACATTTAGGCAAGTTTTTGAACCATAATGTCTGAATTAAATAAAAATCTTCAATCAATAAATCCAAATCCGATTATTGAACTTTTTGAAATACAGTTAAAAACTGCTTTACATGGTGCGAATACAACTTATAGATTTCATAACAACACAAATATCACAACAGCACAGGGCAATATTACTTGGAACAGTAATACATATTATTCAGCACCAATACAAGCAAGTGGTTTTAAATATGAGACTAAACAAACTCCCAGACCGACACTTACTATAAGTAATTTGTCTTTACTAGCACCTGCTGTTCCTATCGGAATAATGTCATCTGTACTTATAGACGTTAACAGTACAACTTCTGGAAACGATCTTGTTGGTGCGACTGTAACCAGAATAAGAACGCTTGCAAGATTTTTACCCAATAGTAATTTTACAGGTAATAACCCTTACGGTACTCCTGACGAAACACAGGAATTTCCTAAAGAAATTTATGAAATAGCCCGTAAATCTGCTGAAACAAGAAATTTTTGTACATTTGAATTAGCAGCTTCGATAGATCAATTTGGAGTGAAACTTCCCAAGCGACAATTTTTACCAGATGATTTTCCTGGAATTGGTGACTTTTTCAACTAATGCACTGGAAAGATAAAGTTGTAGAACACGCATTAAAAGAGAGTCCAAAGGAATGTTGTGGTTTATTAGTAAATATAAAAGGTAAACTTATCTACAAAGAATGTAAAAATTTAGCACATATCAGAACAGATCAATTTATCTTAGATCCACATGATTATGCTGACATTGAGGACAGGTATGGAAATGAAGCTATAGAAGGTATAGTTCATTCTCACCCCAATTCAAGTCCTATAGCTAGTCCAGCAGATTTAGTATGTGCAGCAAGAACAAATAAACACTGGTACATAGTCAATCCACAAACAAATGAGTGGTACGACTTTTTTCCTAAAGAGTACAAACAAAGTCTTATAGGTAGACCGTGGACTTGGGACCATACTAATTGCTGGCAACTGGTAAGAGAATATTTTAATGCTGAGTTAGGAATAAAATTAATGGATTTTCCAAAACCTGACACACCAGAAGAATTTTGTAAAAATCCTACATTTATTAATTGTTTTGAAGAAGCTGGATTTAAAGAAATAAGTAAAGATGTACCTTTACAAAAATATGATTTATTATTTATGAATTTAACAGGAGAAGAATTAAATCATTGTGGAGTTATTTGTGATGATTTTGGAAATGAGCTTTTACATCATATGCAAGGTAGACTATCATGTAAAGAGACTTATACACTT